TATATCTAACACCGTCAATTGCGTGATTGTAGTTATCTACATAAAGTTTAGAACCTTTGTCAGCGTATATATAATTGTTTAGCTCTTTAGCTATATTAGTGCTTTCTGGAGTTATTATAAGTTCATAGTCTTGCATACGAGTAATTCCACTTTCAATAGTTCCTTTTTTTACAGGTTTGATATTTACCCCTAAGTGTCTAAGGTCTGCAATAAGTCTAGGCTCTGCACTATCAGCTATGATAAGTTTATTACCTACTTTATCTAAAATAATCTTAGCCAGTTCGTTTGACTTCAATCCATTTTTATAGATATGTTCTTTTAAATATATCTTACGCTTTCTTTTATCAATAGCCACTTCTGTAAGGCTATCAGGGTCAACACTAAAGCCAAAGTCCATACCGCAAGATGTCTGTAGTCCGTCAGGGTTAAATTCTCCTATTGACCAATTCTCAAACACTACCCCTTCGGCTTTATCTAACCAACCGCCCAAGATTTTGTGCTGATACTTTTTAAAGTTTCTGTGCTTTATGCTCTTAATACGCTCTAGGAAGCTCTGTGAGAGGTTTTCTTTGTTGTCTCGGTAGTTGGTGTGTATATAACATATATTGTCCTTAAAGCCGTTAAAACCACCTTCAACGCCTTTTTCCTCAAAAAATCTTTTGTATATCCAATGTTCTTTAGTAACGGGGTTTAATATTAATACTACTCTATTATGTATGTTCTTTTCTCTAATACTTAAATCAATAGTGTCAAAGATATTCTCGTCAACTAATTCTTCTGCTTCATCTAATACCCAAGTGCTTATTCCCTGTAATGACTTTAGACTTGCTGTTTGGTTACCAGCTGATGTTCTAATTCCTCTAAATAGAATGTCTGAATTATTTTTTATGTTTACTACTTCTGCTTTATTTATGCTAAAGACTTCATCAAAACCAAGTAGCCCTATCTTTTCTAAGAACTCAGGAATAATTGAAAGGTGGGCTGATGTCATTGTAAAACGAGTAAAGAGTATTCTAATCCCTTTAGTCATAGTAAGCAAAGTTAAAAAGACTGTTACAGCAAAAGACTTGCCAGAACCTCTACCGCCTGTTATTATAAAGTAACGAGCATCAGAAGAAAATAACGGATTGTATTTCTTATTCAGTATCAGTTTCAACAAATGTTATAACAGGCATATTAATTGCTTTATCACCTGACGTTATATCTACTCTGTTTGTTTCATTCCATCCAAGTCTAGTCTTAGCTGCGTGTATTACAACTGAAGGCACTTTGTCTTTTACGCACTCATAATACTTTGACTTAATAAAATCTTGCTGTATGTTTTCTATTTCCTCAACCTTTGCTGCAAATTCTTCATCTTCTTTTAGCCACTTATAAAAGTTTGTTCTACTTAGGTCAGTTGCTTTTAAAGCAGTAGTTATTACTCCTAGACTTGACTCTAAAGCTTTGAGCAATCTCTCTTTGTTAATCTTTGTTCTATTTTGTTCCATTTTTCAATGTTATATTAGAGCGTGATGGTAGAATTGCACCCCTTCTTTGACTTGGAATAGCCAACGCATTACTGTATATGCTAATCACGCTTATTTTCTTTTCTTTCTTTTAATGTTATCTTTTCACCTTTATACATTCCTGCACCTATCTTATCAATTTCGCTAAAAGGAATAATTGGTTTAGTTAAATTACTTTCCATTTTCTTATCAATAAAATATATATACTTTAACTGATAACCTTCATAAGCTTTCCAATTTCTAAACTCACTACTCATTTTTAAATGGTGTGCTTGTATTACGTGCATTGGTTTTTCTGTTTCAGGGTTTATTCTTAAAGCTGTATTTTCAGCAATACCAACCAATTTAAAACCACTTGCTCTGTATATAGTTCCATCTCCACATTGTGTGCCATCTGCAAAACTAATCACCCATTTTATGTGAGGTGCGTTTTTCTTTATTAATTTCATAGCAACACTGATACATCTGCTTTCACTATACTTAGGCAAAAAGTCATTAAAAGCCATTCTGTTTAATTCAATAAACTCATTCCAACCTGTTCCCTCTACTAAATTAATTGTTCCTTTTTTATTTATGCTAGGTCCGAAACTCATTACTCCGTGTAAGCGTTTATCTAAAAAGCAACCAAAATGCAAAGTGCTATTAGGCACAACCTTTCCTGAGTAGTGTTGTTTCTTTACAAATGCATTGGCAACTTTACTTGTTATAACTTTTACTATTATTTCTTTTGCTCTCCCCATTTTATTTGTGGAGGTGTGCAGGTTCGAACTGCATAATACCCCTATTGGTCACCCCCTGTTATCCATTCTTGATTTTTTCTAAACACTTGACTATCTTTAGGAT